GGTTCAAAACTTTCTAATGTAAGATTGTCTTCAGCTTCTGCTGTTACAGTTTCACCTACAGTAAATGTTCCTGACAAGTTATCAATTTGCATGTGTACTTTAGGATTAAGCACAGGTGCTTCTTCATATCTAAATCCTTGGTCTAGTATTTTAAAACCTAATAAATTACCTACTTCACTTGATACAGGAAATACAGTTGCACTTGAACCTGAAGTTGATGAAACAGTTACAGTTGGTAGTGATAAGTATCCACCACCTTTGTTTGTAATATTAATTTTAGTGATATCATTTGTGTTACTATTAGTTTGTGCTTCCATAACTAATTGGTCAGTTGAACTATCTTCTAAAATAATTAAACCATCTTCTACTCTATCTTGTTCTAAAAGAAAACCACCATTAACTACAGCAACCTCACCTGCAAGTCCTGTACCATCATCAGGATTAGTAACACTTAATGCGTCACCCACAGCATAACCTGAACCACCACTCTCAACAATTATTTCATCTATCTTACCATAACTTATGGAATCTACTTGAGCACTTAAACCTATTCCACCTTTTTGTTGACTAACTGGTACTTGTTCATTTATCGTATAATATCTACCACCACTTGTTACAGTTAAATCGTCTGCAATACTCTCAATATTACAAGTTAATGTTACATCAGGATTATCATTTGCGGTGCCAGTAAACGTAGAGAAAGTTTGTTGTAATACTTTACTACCATCTTCATTTATTATATTATCTTCGTCAGTCTCATCTAGGATAGAGTGACCTAAACTATTTTGAAACGTACCTGTTATACTATCTTTGTTTAATATTAATGTTGCAACATCTCTTTGTATACCACCTAAAGTTACAGCGTTAACCGTAACACTTTCTACAACAGCGCTTGCAAGATTAACAGTATCATTACCAGGTATATTTTCTTGTGTAATTGTTTGACCTGCAAGTTTAGTCATATCACCACCTGATGGTGAAACCAAAGTTGCCTTTAAAACATTTTGAGTTTGAAAGACACCATCACTTACTCTTAACAAGTCAACAGTAGGATAATATAATTCTGGTGTTTCATTAAACAATGCACGGAAAAATATTTCATGACCTTTCTTTGTACCTTTTCTTTTATACAAAGATAAAATATTTTTTGTAAGTTGTCTTTTATTTAAACCACTTGTTAAACTGTTTGGTATTGTTTGTAAGAATGTATTTCTAAATTGTAAAAAGAAATCGTCTAGTGTATCATTCACATCAGCATACTCAAGGATTTGTGTTATACTCTCATTAGGGTTTGCCCTATACTTTGATATAACTCCTTGAGCACCTGACGTGCCGCCTGTAATCGTCTCTCCTGTTACAAACTTTGTATTTGCAGATATATATAATTGTAAATTGTCTGTATCCTCAGCAAGTATAGTTGCAGTCTCACCAGAAGTGACACCTGTAATTGTTTCACCTTTACTAAACTCACCTACTGAACCTTCTTCATTTAGTATGTAATCATTTTCATTACTACCTTTTGGATCTGTTCCATCTAAGGCAAGAAAATTTTCCGTTCCTGTTTCTAAAAGTATTTGATCACTTGCAGTTACACTTGATAGTGTAATCTGAGCAGAATCCATGTAACGATAATACTGTTTGACAAACTCAACCAGTAATGGATTATTGGCTTGTATGTGTTCTGGAAATTGCCTACTTACGAGTGGGTTTAAATTTTTTGTAAACTTTGCCATAGGTTACGAAGCATAACTTGTTGTAGCTGTGTAACCTATACCTGATGTTGTTTCGTAATCATCAGCAGATACAGTTACGGTTGTATTTGTTTCATCAATTTCTATTATCTGATTTCTTACGGGTACAACATCTACTGAATTTGGTATAACGGTTAATCTAACAGCAGTTGATGTGGCACCATCTACATTTGAAACCTCTGTAACGAATAAAGAGTTTAATGTTATCGTTCCGTTAGTGTAGTCAATTGTGCCTTGAGTATTATTTGTGTATGTTCTTACTTGACCTACTAGATAATATAATCTTACATTACCTGCACCATCTTCATCTAAAAAATATTCATTGGTTGTGTCACCATTTATTTTAAATCCTGATGATGTTAATATACCACCACCACTTTTATTATGTTCACTATGTGGATTATAAAATGCATTATTATATTTGATTGTATAAGTTGTCGCACCTGTAGTTGTAGCAGTAAATGATTTATGCATTTTAACTGTTGTAATATTAGATAGTATTGCTGTGTCTACTTTGTTTATTGTTTCAATAAATTTAGAGTGTCTAAACAAACCATCAAACTGTCCTAGATTATTTGTATTGAATGTTGTTATCGCTGAATTTACTAGAGCCTTAATACTATCACTAGTTTTAGTTGTTGACTTAGCGTCATACTTAACATTTACATTTAATTGTAAAGATGTTGTTTCTGGATCTTGTATGATTGGTGTAATACTCGCAACGTTAAAATCTTTTAGTTGTGTAATAATATCTGTTTTAGTTGCTTCTGTTAATGTTGCACCTGCAACAGGATTGATAGAAATATATACACGACCATAAACAGGTGTATCATTATCTTCACCACCCCAAACAGAAACAGATTTTGCATTAGTATAAATTTGTTTTACTTTACTTGCATAATCATTTGTTGTAACTGTTCTATTTTGTGAAGCATATTGTTTTGGTGCATTAAAACGAATACTGTCAGGTGTCTCTGGTTGAGCACCGTTCGCTGAGTTAGTTGCCGTAGTAATTGTTACATCTGAAAAACCACCAATGTTACCAGACAAACTAAATGAACTTGCACCATTACTTTCTTCAGCACTTGTTACGATATAAGATAAGGTAACTATATTACCTGTTGATAAAGCTGCACCAAGAACACCATCACCAAACTTAACTTCGTACTGTGAATCCTCAGCACCTTCAAGATAATAAACTTTAGATGATGAGTTTACATCTGCTAAATCAGTTGCCAGAGTATATGTGTTTGTTGTGGAATCAGTTGAACTATTTTGTACTGTAACTTTTAAAGTATTGGTATCTGATAAAGCATTCTTAATTAAAAACCTTTGATCAGCATTTGTAGTATCTACGGTATACTTATTATTAACGAGTGTACCTTCATAAACAGGTAAGTTAGAAAATGTATAAACACCATCAGTTGGTGTAATTGTTGTAGCGTCTTTTACAATATAGTTATAGGTTGTTCCATCCACTGACGTTGTAAAAGTTGTGCCACGAGCAGCAGTTAGTGTTGAACCTGTTGCGTTATTGACTACAACATTTAAAAAGGCAACAGGTGATGTTGCACTTCTTGGTGTATACCCAACATGTTTGGCATGTGATACAATACTGTTTCTTAAATCAGCACTATCTAAAAACATTTCGTTAGCAAGCACGTTTGCATACACAGCATTGTAATGTGTGTTATATGCTAGAACATCTAACAATGTAGATAATGTAGAACCTTCAAAATCATAATCAGTTAATTGATCTTGTTGTTTTAAAAATGTTTTAAGATTATTTTTTATATTTTCAAAATCTAAATCTGTTACTTCTAATCTTTTTGCCATTCTATCTACTTCTTTCTAACATTGTTGTGAGACTTACTAATTCACCAGGCACATTGATTACTCTAAAATCAATTGTTACCTCATAAGAGTTTGTATCTGGATTTGGTCTTGCGTCAACAGATACTAATTGTGCTCTAGGTTCAAAGTTAGTTATAACTTCTCCTATAACTCTAGACAATGAATTTGCTGTTATTGGATCTAGTGGTTCAAATAAAAGATTTGTTATACCAGAACCTATTTCAGGATGAAAAGGTCTCTCATAGTGATTTGTTAATATAAGATTTTTTACAGATTGTTTAACAGCGTCAACGTCTTTTTTGACAATAACATCTTTAGTTGCTGCATTTGTCTCAAATGATAATGCGATATCTCTATAAAGTCTAGTTGATCTAGAACTTGCATTAGTACGAGAAGCGTCTGTATAACCTGATTGTAGTATTGCCATGATAACTATTTATCATGTTATCCCGCATTTACGTTAGAAGAACCTGAGATTGTATGACCACAAGAAGCGGCGTCACCTGATCTAGATACACCTATACCATTTGCGAATACTGTAGATGAACCACCTACCATAGGTGGTGTAGGACTGTGTGGCGATACACCGTGTGAAGCAACTTTGTCACCTATACGAACTACACCTGATCCATTCGCATTGACATTACCACTGCCTTCAATCGCAACACCACCAGCGATGTCAACACCATTTCGTGCAACACCTGGCACTACCCTTGACCTATACTTCTTTTGTGTTGTCTTCTCTTATGTTTATTCTTAGGTCTTGATCTAGAACTATCACCGATGGATGTTCTTTTCTTAGGACCTCTAGAATATGCTACTACTTTTATTCCACGCTGTGCCATCTAACAACCTGTATCACTTGCATGTTCACAATTCATACAATCACATGATTGACATGAACCACCATGACCGCAATGACACCCATGACCACAATGAATACAATCACCCATTACTTTTTTCCTTTTTTCTTTGTAGTCTTCTTTTTCTTTTTAACTACTTTTTTCTTAACTGTTTTCTTTTCCTTTGGTGGTAACACGTTTTCGCTCTTACCCCAACCAGACCATAATTTACTAAAAAATCCCATAAAATCTCCATTTCATATGCGAACAAACCCAGAACATCGTTGGTCAGGATTGTCGCACCCTAGTTAAATCATTGAAAAATAACACTTTTAATTTTCAATATATGCCGAATAATCCTTGACTTTCAAGGGGTATCCGTATATGATATATTTATATATGAAAAAAGAAAGGCACATTATGACTATACCTACTAAAAACGAAATGTTTGCTGAGTTTGCAAACTGTGAAAACATTGATGAAAGAATTGAATATATTAAATCAATCCGTGATGTTGATGTGAATAATACTCTTAATATAGAATATAACAATATTATCACCAAGTTATATTCTGATAAACAATCACAAGAACAATAATACGAAAGGACTATATTATGACTACTTTAAATGACGTACTAAAATTTATTCAAACTGAACCTGATTGGGGTCCTAACTACAGCAACATCATTGTTGCTTCACTTAAGGCTCGTAGAAAATCTGACGCCTTGAAAATCAAGTCCTCTCTTTCAGTAGGTTCTAAAGTTGGTGTTGCTGGTAGAACGCAATACTGGTTAGGAACTGTAACTAAAGTTATGAAAACTAGATGTGCTGTAACTAACAGTAATAATGGTTTATCTTATAGTGTGCCTATGTCAATCATAGATGTAAAGGAGGCTGCGTAATGAACGTACATATAGAATTTGCTGTCACTCCTTCACCAGGACCTGTTTGGGGTGAACTTGACATGGTACACATATCTATACCAAAAAGAAAATTTAAAACTATAAAAGATGTTTACGATAAGTGGTATAAGAAAACAGGTAACCATGCAAAGAAAATTAAAATGATTAAAGAGAAAGTTGTATTATGATAATTAAGATTGGCGATAATGTTTCTGTTAACCAAAGAGGATCAATTCTTCCTAGAGAAGGAGTAATCAAAGGTATATCTATTGCTACAACAGCAGATGATCCTGCTGGCGAAGCAGGTATGCAAGTAAAAGAATATGATACTGCACTTGACTATTCAGGATCAATAGATTACGAAACCGAGAATGGTGACCAATATTGGGCTTACTTTAGTCAAGTAGAAAAAGTTGTATAAGAAAAGTCTTTTAGAAAAAATTTTAGTATGTAAAGGCAAAGCAGATAAGCTTGCCATGCGTGATCCTCGTAATGTGAAAGAATTGAAAGACCGTATCGTGTGGGAAAGATTAAAAAAAATTCTAACCCACAGATACGGTCGTTATACTGATTAGCCTCTAACTTCTTCCGTTGCCTCAGGTGCCGCTAGTTCTTCTTCAAGAATATCTAACTCATCTTTAGCGTCAGGCATTTCAATTGTGATTTTTGGTACAGGCACTTCGTCTATAACGTTAAGTGTCTGTTCACCGTAATAATGTCCTAACCAAAAAGCACCAATAACAATCAAAACATATAGTAATCGTTTGAAGCGATTTTTAGTTATATCTCTCATGGCTTATGCCTTCCATCTCTTCCAGAGATTTGCAGCCACCCATGCAATCAGACCCCATTTTACTAGAGCCATTGGTGCAAGAATGCCTGTGAACAAGCATATGATTAAAAGAATTAATCCGTAATCTTTCCATGCGTCAATATTGTTTATCCATTTATCCATGAATTTTCTCCTTTGTTAATTTTATTTAGAACGTAAACTTTGTGCCTACTGAATAGTGTTGTAGGTCTGTGCCAGTATCTAAATCATCTTGTTGCATTTCTGCATAGACGGTTAGGCTGTCTGTCATGCCATGGCTTAGACCATATGTCATGTAAGTTCCAGTTCCTTCTTTATCTCCATAACCTACTGTAATTGCTTTCCAACCAATTGTTGCTTCCATACCTGTTAGGTCGTTTGCTTGATCTTTGATTGTATAAGTTGAAGCGATTGTAATATCGCCTACAGTAGTTGAAGCGCCAGCGCCCCAATATGAGATATCATTTACTACATCATCCGCATATCCTACTGAAACATCAGCACCCATGATAGAATGAGAAAGCGTACCTTCCCACATATCAATACCATCTTGTCCAGCAGAACCATCAATCATAGCCATGACACTTAAAGAGCCATTGTCTAGTTTGATTGTATTAGATGATCTGTCGCCATATTTAAATACAGCGTTAGAGCCATACACTTCAAAGTTTCCAGTTTTAGAAACCCAAGAGTGTCCTTGTCGACCCACAGTAATTGCAACACCATTATTTTCTATACCTGCATATGCAAGTCTGGAATCAAATGTATCGCTACCACTGTCGTCCATGTCTAACCCTACTTCTAATTTTGCAATACCATTTAGCGAACTACCTTCAATGCTTGGTTCAGAAATATCTACACCAATAATTGATCCGTTGTTCTCTAACTTATCGTATGCAACGCCAGAAGAATTTTCATCATGCGAGTATTTGTAGTTTAACGTACCATACGGTTTTATCTCAGCTGCTGATGCACCATAAGTGAACAGCAACATCGCCACTGCCGTAAGAGTAATTAATCTTAACATGTATTCTCCTTGTTTTTGTGATTATATCTATAATCAATCCCAGGACGGGATTTAACGTATACCTCGAATTATATTCATACTATAGTATTTAGTCAATACGAAACCATTGGTCTTGTATTATTTCGTTTAATTCTTGGCGACCCTTTTCAGTTAGCCAATCTACAATTTTATAAGCACTTATATGAGTATACCCATTTCGCTTCGCCCATATTATTCTTCGACCACCACATTGATATTTCCGAAAAACTCCATTCGATTTAAGGTCACGAATAATTACAGGATACAGTAAACCTTTTTGATCCATATCCGAGAAAAGTTTCTTATACGGTATCTCATACTTATCCGCATAGTCTGTCCATTGATCGACTGGTACTTGATCCCACTTGTATGTCAATGTTGATAAGTCGGCAGCGACTAACAGATTAGGATAGTTTACATTTTTCGCTGTGAGAATATTTTTTCCAATAGTCATTTGATTGTGTATAATTAAAAACTTTTTCCCAGGCTGCTTGATC